CCACAAGTTCGGAACCCTCGTTCAGATCAGCCGTGAGCTGCTGGAGGACTCGGGCATCGACATCGTGGCGTTCCTCGCCGACCAGTTCGGCGTTGCGCTCGGGACGGCTGTGAACTACGCCCTGACGCTGGGCACCGGCACCGTCGAGCCGAACGGCATCGTCACGGCCTCCGGGTCGGGCGCGACCGGCGGCACCGGCGTTTCCGGCGCGTTCACGGCTGACAACCTCATCGACCTCGCGCACTCGGTTGACGCGGCTTACGCCCGTCGTCCTGGTGCCGGGTTCATGATGAACCGTGCGTCGCTCGGTGCTGTCCGTAAGCTTCAGGACAACAACGGCTACATCTACAACCCGCAGGTGACTGGTCCCGACCAGCTCCTCGGCTTCCGCATCATCGAGAACCCCGACATCGCGTCGGCGGCGACGGACACGAAGTCCGTCCTGTTCGGTGACTTCAGCGCCTACCACGTCCGTCAGGTCGGGGCCGGTGTCGAGGTCGCTCGTTCGGACGACTACGCCTTCGCCAACGACCTTGTCACCTTCCGTGCGGCGATCCGCATCGACGGCGACCTCGGTGGCGGCGGCTCGGACGCGGTCAAGGCGTTCACCGGCGGTACTGCCTGATTTCAGGTAAGGTCCGGGGCGGGCTAGCAGCGCAGGGCTGGCCCGCCCCGGTACCTGCGCCCTGCGCCTTGCGAAAGCCTGCGTTATGGGAAAGCACCGCTCACCTCGCATCTTTTGGTACTCGAACCATCCTGCGGTTCCGACCGGGTATGGCACTCAGACTGCTCAGGTCATTCGCCGGATGAAGAAGCGCGGCCACGATGTTGTGGTCCATGCGAACTTCAACCAGCAGGTTGGTGAGGGGAAGTGGAACGGCATCCGCGTTCTGCCCCAAGGTTTCGACACTTGGTCGAATGACATCATCCTGCCGCATTATGGGGCTGTTGCTGCGGAGTCGGACGAGCCGCTTCAGATGGTCACTCTTTGCGACGTGTGGGTTCTGAACAACCCGCGTTTCGCCGAGCTGGACAAGATTTGGTCGTGGACTCCGGTGGACCACATGAATGTGCCGCCGCAGGTTCTTGCCTGGTCGCAGCGGGAGAATGTTTTGCCTGTGGCGATGTCGCAGCATGGCAAGGCGGCGTTCGACCGTGCCGATGTGGAATCTGTTTACATTCCTCACGCGCTGGAGAAGCATTGGAAGCCGTCGCCGATGCCGGAAGACCCGTTCCCCGGCAGGTTTCTCGTCTCCGCAATCAACGCCAACAAGGGCGTACTGCCGAACCGCAAGGCATGGGGCGAGAACCTTCTAGCCTTTTCTATCTTCGCTCAGAACCACTCTGACGCGCTTCTCTACCTGCACACGGACCTAAAGTCACCTATCGGCATCGACCTGCTGGCACTCATCAAGGCGTGCGGTATTCCGAAGAATCAAATCGTCTTCGCCGACCAGTACGACCACCGAATGGGTGTGCCGGATGAGAAGATGGCACAGATTATGACCCGCACGGATGTGCTGCTTGCGGCGACGATGGGTGAAGGGTTCGGTCTAACGGTGCTGGAGGCGCAAGCGTGTGGAAGCCGTGTGATCGTCTCGAACTTCTCCGCGCAGCCTGAACTGGTGGGTGATGGGGTCACAGTCGAGGTGCAGCCGTCTTGGAATCCGACCCAGCAGCAATGGTTCGGCACCCCGCTTGTCGGTTCTATCGTTGAAGGACTGGAGTGGGCCTACGAGCAGGGCGGCGGTCATTCGCAGGAGGCTGTGGACTTCGCCCAGCAGTATGCGGCTGACAAGGTGTTTGAGGAAGGCTGGGTACCTCTGCTGGACGCCGGATGATTCCCCTGCTCGTCGTTCCGACGCTGACCCGCCACGACCTGCTGGCGAAGATGCTCGAAACGGTCGATGCTGCGGTGGAACGGCTCGTTGTCATTGACAACTCGGGTCGCGGTGTGGAACTGCCGGATGGGCCTTGGGAGCAGGCTGACGTGTTTGCGATGCCTGCGAACCTTGGTGTGGCAGCTTCGTGGAACCTTGCGATCAGGATGGGACACGAGCATCCGTGGGTGATGGTCTGCTCGGACGATGTTCTGTGGCCTGAAGAGTCAATGACCAAGTTCGCCGAAATGTCATCTGAAGATGCGATTCTGCTATCGCAGACCTGGCCTCATTGGTGCGCGTTCACCATCGGCATGGGCGTCGTCCACAAGGTCGGCCTGTTCGATGAGGGCTACTTTCCGGCTTACTACGAGGACAAGGATTACGAGCGGCGATGCAAGGATGCTGGCGTGAAGATTGACCGTGGCCCTGCGGTGAAGCATGAGAACAGCTCGACGCTGCACACGCCGAACAGAAACTTTGCGACGACGAACAAGAACAGTTTTCATAAGAATCGCCAACTGTTTGAGTCGGGCGAGGCTGGCGGTTTCGACCCGTTCCGCTGGAGGAATCAGGCATGGAACTGAAAGACTTTGATGGCGCTCATGCGGGCGAGGATGTGTGGGTTGTCGGGTCAGATAAGTCTTTAGACTGGTTCCCTGACAGTTTTTTCGACAATCGGATTGTTGTCGCGGTAAATGGGATGCCAACGAAGGTTCCTGCACAGTATTGCGTTACAAAAGCCGACACTTCGGGCGAGTGGGTTCAGAAACAGGCAGATTCTTTGCCGGATGTAATCCACATTGTTTCTAAGCATCCGAATGGAGATCCTTTTCGCGGCCTTAGCAATGTCAAGGGGAAAAACATAATCACTTTCAATCATGCTGCCAATAAATGCGAGCGCTTCGTTCCAGGTGCAGACATTCCCAACGATTCTGACAGCCTGTTGGTTTCTTGGTCAACATTAGGTTCGGCGATGCATTTTGCTGCTCGGCTTGGCGCTCGGACAGTATTTATGGTTGGAGTTTCCGGTGGTAGATTCAGCGACCGGGGCAATCTTTCCGGCTATTACGGCGAACAAACTGACCCAGGGCCGATTGAGGGAATGTCTCGTCAAACACAACCGATAGCGGACAGGCTGCGGGCCATGTACGGCACCGAGTTCGTCACCGTCCTGCCGTGGGCAAACCTTCGCTGCGGCGGCACGAAGTTCCGGTCGGACTATGGAAGGCTGAACGATGCTTGACCTGCCGAACACAGGCGTCATGCGCGGCGACCTTCGCAGAGCCGTTTCCGAATGGGACGGCGAGCCGGTCGTCGGCGCATACCTGTGGTGGTGGTCACACGGTGAAGCGGGGAAGAAACCCGGCGACCGCTGGGGTGGCAGGTTGGATGGAAAGAAGGTTGAACTGCGTGGACCTGCTGATTTCGTGCCGGTTGAAGCCGACCTGGTGGCGCGCATCTTGCGCGGGGTGGAGGCTGACCAGTCGTGTGACATCGGCTATTGCAACCATGAGTATTGGCCTCGGGTGGATAAGTCGCGGGTGCGGGTGGCGATGGTGTCGAAGGGTGGGGAGTCGTCGGGGATGCCGAACGGGAGGGTGCTGTGGGATAGCAGGCCGCTGTTCGTGGGCGGCTTTCTGAACATGGTGCCGGGGGCGATGCTCGACCTGCTGACGGGCAATGCGAGGGTGACGATTACGGGTGCGACGTTCTACGCGGTCGGCAGGGACTATGCCGACGAGGAGGCGACGAACCCGATGCCTGGAATCCTGCGGCATAATCCGATGGTGAACCGGCGGGTCGTGAAGAATCTGTTTGACGCCGGAGTGGTGGACGCGGCTGGGGTGCCTGCTGAGGTTCTTTCTTGGTCTGACGACGAGTATGGTCGGGCTTTGCTCGCGCATCGGGCTGTAGACTGACCGCGCCCGGAGGTTCCTGATGGCGAACTACTGCACCGTTGACCAGCTAAAGGCTGCGCTGCGGATCACCGACAACGTGGATGACACGCTGCTTTCCAACGCCATTGACGCGGCTTCACGGTTCGTTGACGGCTATTGTTACCGCGATTTTGCCGTGGCTTCGGGCACCGCGACGAAGGAATACATCCCGTCCGGCCTGATGGAGCGCCTGCCGATTTTGGATGCCACCACGGTGGTATCAGTCAAGATTGACGACGACCTGGACGGCACTTTCGCCACGACGCTGACTGCCGGTGTGGACTACCAGCTCGAACCTGTGAACTCTCTAGTTTCGGGGCTGGACTGGCCGTACACGTCCATCGTGCCGATTGAGGACGGCTACTGGCCTATCGAGTATGGCCGGAAGACCGTCCGTGTCGAAGCGACCTACGGCTGGCCTGCTGTTCCTGCCGGGGTGGAGCAGGCGACGCTGATGCAGGCTTCGCGCCTGTTCGCACGCCTTGACTCGCCTCTTGGCGTGGCCGGTTTCGGTGAGATGGGTGCGATGCGGGTGTCCTACAAGGTTGACCCTGACGTGGCGATGCTGCTCGCGCCATTCCGTCGGATTCGTTTCTGATGGCGTCGGTCACGGACATTCGGCAGGGCATCGCAACCCGTATTGCCACAATCCCTGGCCTGCGGTCGTCGGCGACAATGCTGGACGACCCTCGCCCTCCGGTCGCAATGGTCATCCCCGAGCGCATCGAGTACGACTTGACGGCCCAGCGTGGCATCGACCGTTACATCTTCCTCGTTCAACTGCTCGTGTCTCGCGCAGACGACCGTGCCGCTCAGAACAACATCGACCCGTACATCGTCGGGGAAAACTCTGTCAAGGAAGCGATTTTCGCAGACCCGACCCTTGACGGCTCCGCACAGACGAGCCGTGTGACGGATGTTCGGAGTTACGGTCAGGTACTTTATGGGGAGACGCTGTTTCTCGGGGTCGAGTTCGTCGTGGAGGTCTACGCATGAAATGGAAGGTCACCTCAACGCGGCTCCCGTGGCCTGCTGGCACCGTTCTGAAAGAAGCCGACCTCGAAGGGTGTAACATTGCAGCGCTGGTGGCAGGAAATCACCTGTCCCCGGTGAAGGCGACAACCAAGAAAACACCGGCGGTTGCGCCGGACCCGACGCCCGACACGGGGCAGGAGGACTAGCAAATGGCCCGCATCGTTCTGACGAACGCGGTGGTCAAGATCAACTCTGTTGACCTTTCCGACCACGTCGCGTCTGTCGAGCTTTCTCAGGAGGTTGAGGAGGTCGAGACGACGGCCTTCGGCGACTCCGCTCGGACCCGTACCGGCGGCCTTGCCAACAACAGCCTGTCCCTCGACTTCCACCAGGACTTCGCGTCCTCTTCGGTTGACGACACGCTGAACGCGCTCGTCGGCGGGACCGCGTCGTTCGAGATTCTGCCCAACGGCACGGCGGCAACGGCGACGAACCCGAAGTACACGGGGACGGTCCTTCTGACGGAGTGGACTCCGGTTTCCGGTGCGATTGGTGAGCTGGCGACGGCTTCCATTACCTGGCCGATTTCCGGTGCTGTGACGCGAGCGACTGCCTGATAGGAGACTGAATGTTCGGCCTCAACCTGCGCGTCGTCACGAAGGACGGCGAGACGAATGTCCCGGTCACCCCGAAGGTGTCGGTCGAGTTTGAGCGGCAGTTTCAGACGGGCATCGGACGTGCTTTCCAAGAGTCGAAGGTGGAGCACATCTACTGGCTCGCTTGGAAGGCGTCGGGTGCTAAGGGCGACTTCGAGTCGTGGCTTGATGACCTTGTCGATGTTGAGATGGTGGAGGGCACCGACCGCCCTTTGTCCGGCAGTCAGCGACGTGGCTCGTAGCGCAGGTCGCTGTCGAAACTGGGATTGCTCCGCAGTACCTTCTTGATGATCCGCACATGTTCAAGGCGATTGTGGCGGTTCTGAACGAGAAGAGTAAGCGGCAGAAGAAGGCGTCCCGTGGCCGATAAGTCGATGCAGGTCAGCATTGTCAACCAGCGTAAGGTTGAGAAGGCGCTGCGGGCTATCGGTAAGGATGCGGTTGACGAACTGAAGGCTGCCCATCTGAAGTCTGCTCAACTTGTTGAGCGGGCTGCGGAGCCGAAGGTTCCTGTCCGGTCGGGGAGCACATCACAGATTTCGGGCCGTCCGTACTGGCCGGGGCGTCGTGACAGGAATCCTGGTGCGCTGAAGGGGACGCTGCGGTCGGGTGCGTCTGCGCGTGCCGGTGTGGTTCGTATCGGGAAGAAGCTTGTGCCGTATGCGGGTCCGGTGCATTACGGCTGGCCGTCCCGTCCGAACTCTGCGAAGGGCTGGCGTGGTGGCCCGATCCCGCCTAACCCGTTCCTGTATGACGCTTTGGATGAGCGCCGTTCCGAAGTTGA